TTTTAGGTAAATTAATATCAAATCCAGTTCTTTGAACTATTGGTTCTAAGTTTTGTATTATATTGGTAGTAAGACCAAGGGGGAAATTATCAATTAAAACTATAAACTGGGTATTTAAAGGTATAGAACCTGTCCATTGCCCTAAACTATTCAAAAATTGATCTCTAAAACTAATTAAAGGTACACCGGGTAAATTTGTGCCTAATAATGATAGTCCAGGTTGAGCTACTGAACCGCCTAAAAAATTATTAGTTTTATTTGCTACACCTTGAACAGCATTATTTATAGATTGGAGTATACCTGGCATTAATAATATTTATACAATAAAAAAGCTCTTCAAGAGAGCTTTGAAATTATTATTATGCTGTTTTTCTAAAATAATGGTATGCAACTGTAGTAGTAAATTCAACTACTTCACCTGTTGATGTAACATTATATTCTTGCGGTCCAACATTTCTAATTGAACAACCTACTAATTGATATTGAGCTACTCTATCTAATTCTTTATTTAAAAGCACTAAATCTATAACTGCATCTGCTGTAGGCATGAAATAATTACCCGTACTATCTGCATCATCAAAAGTATCAGCTTGAACCTGTAAGAATTTTTCTCTTAAATTATGAGATTCATCTGATCTAAATGTTAAAGAATAACCTTCACTACCATCATAAGTTACTGTACCTGGTACGTTAAAATTGAGACCCATATAAGGTACTGCAATATTATTAATCGTTTTACCTGGTAATTGTGCAGCAGTAGCATAAACTAAATCGTTTTCATCAAATGATACTTCAGTGCCTGTTCCGAAATTAATATTTAAAACTCTAAATAAATTATTTCTAGCAAAGTCTTTTACTTGTGCTTGTGTATAAAAACCTTGAATTGTCTGTGATGTATCTGCCATAAAATTATTTAATCTTTAATTGATGTATTAACTGACACTTCTATAGAAAATTTTGATGAACAATTTAGGAAAGTCTGGTCTAGGATCAGTTATCTTCATATGTGTACCGGTAAAGTTAAGTGCTTCAAACTGTACAAGACCTCTACCAAAGACTGAATTACAATCACCTGATATAGCATTAGCATGGCAAGTTAACCCGCTAATACCTGCCATTCCAGTAGTTTCTTCTCCACCTGAAAGACGAATTGTTGGTATGAGTAAATCACCTTCTCTTACATTATAAGCTGATGGTACAAAGAATGCAGTAGTAAATCTTTGATTTGTACCTGCATTATTATAACTAACTAAATCAAACCCTGAAAGATGTACTTCATAAGATGTTATTGAATCATTCAATGAATTAAATTCAATCATTTTTTCATCAAAATCAGTTTGCAATGCATTAAAATTAGTATCCAATGTATCATGTCTGGCTGATAAATTATTAAACTTAGTATTAATTAAATTAGCATAAGTAATTTTATTTGAAGCAACCGGGTCAGAAGTTTTAGCTATATATAGTACGTCGTCGTTATTCAACGAAGTAACTGACATTTCTGGTAAGTCTGTAAGTTTTGAATCGGCCATAAAATTATTTATTTATACACCACTATTAACCAACTAATTCATTGAAATCAGCACCGGTTCTTGTAGCATAAAAGTTAACTAAGATAAATTCTGCTGCTCTTACCGGCTTCAAATAGATATCAATTATTAATTCATTTTGATCAATAACTGCCGGTGTATTGTTTCTTTCATCACAAACTAATAAGAAATCATATAAACCTTCTGTATTTTTAGCATTATCAAAAATTGGTGATAATGTATTAATAACTCTCGTACGTGTTAATAACGTATTCGGTTCAAATATAAAGAACTTAACTGTTTGTCTAGTTGCTTTTTCAAGATTTAAGAACAATCTACGTACATTAATTCTATCAAACGCACTTGGCTTCTTCAATAAAGTTTTCTGACCAAATATTACAAAACCTTCTCCTGGGAAGAACGCTACTGGATTAGTAGATATCTTATAAAGTTGATCTCTTTGCTTTTGCTTAGGATATAATGCTAAATCATTAACACCAGTAACTATACCTCTTGTAAATCCTGCTGGTGCAAACCAAGGCTGGAAGTTAGCATCTGTATTTGCCATAGCAGCTGCTGCAAAACCTGAGAATGGTGAGTAGAATTGATCATCTAAATATGAATCATAAATCTGTACCCACTGTGCATATGTCGTAGCATAACTAGTATTAACTATACTTGTATGTGCTTGTATTGGCTTTAATACATTTAATGAGAAATTCTTTTCTGGATCATCTAAAGTTAAGAAACTTTTACCTGATACAAAAATTGGTCTTGGTAAGTCTGCAATAAACAGATGATCTTTTCTACGTTTTTCAGCAAATTCTGAGAATCTTTGGAATACTGTATTCCAATTGCTTCTAAAGTTTTTAGCTTGATCAGTTAAATTATTAACTATATCACTAGTATAGAAGCCATCAAATGCTGATACTGGCTTGGTATCATCAAAGAATGAACCTCCTTGCTCTTCTCTCATTGCATTAATAGTTGTTAACCCACCATCAACACTAATATCAATATCAAATAGATCTACATTTTCTACTGTATCAAATAATCTATCTAATTTTTGTGGTATACTACCTAAATCTTTATTACGTGGATTAGCATCTGCATGAGCACCAATAGCAAACAAACTATCTGCAGCACCCATTGAATTCTCTGCCATAATTAATTTAGTTTTAATTGTTTCAGCTTGTGTAGTAGTATTGGCTAAATAACTGCCTGACAATGTTCTAATATTTTCATTAGCAGTAGGTACATTCTCAAATTTCTTACTTGCAAATCTTACTATATTTGTTGGATTACCATCTAAATCAAGATATGTATTACCATCTTTATGTGAAATAAAGTCATTAGTCATAATAGTAACATTAGGTGAAGCATCTTCTCTTGTATCAATATAGAAGCTTCTTGCTACACCACCATCTTGTGATTGTATTTGTCTATGATAATCAAATGACCCAACATAACTTTCACTAAGAACGTAATCTAATTTAATTGAATCTGGTGCAAATGGTGATTGTCTAAGTCTAAACAATCCTAATGACACTGTATCGTCAAATTGATGATCAGTAATATCAAACTGGCTAAGATTCTCCATTACTTCAGAAACACTATCATCATCTTGACCAAACGTACTTGTATTATTATCAGATATAGATGATAATGAGAAATTTAATCTACTTTCTGGCAATGTTAAATAGTTGCTAGTCGTTGCAGATGTTGCAATTGTTTCAACTGTCAATACTCCGTCAAAATCAGTTGCAGGATTTAAATTAGTATTATCTAACATACCAACATAGAATCCTTGGAACTTCTCATCAATTGTAGTTTGACCTTTATTAAGAACAATTAAACCAGCCCCGGCTAGGTCTGCGCTAGTTGAAAATGTCTTCGTAGGTGTATTAGAAAAGTCGAATGATTTCTTCTGTAAAATATCAAAATACTGCTCTTGTGTTAATTCGAAGTGAGTTGGTTTACCTAATAGATACATAACACCTGATTGCTGTGCTGTATATGTATTTAAAATATTTCCGTATGTACTATCGTTAGCAACACTAATAGCACTGCATGGGTAAGCCAATGCACCGTAATTATTTCCAAAACCTGTGCCTCTACCTCCACCGTATGGTAATCTATATGTTAAAATATTAGCAGGTGATGCAAAAAGAGGTCTTACAGTATGATAAAAATATCTTTCTGCAGGAGTCTTTGGAGTACCGTAAATCTGTTCAAATTCACTTTGACTCGTTACTTGAATAACTTCATCTGTAGGACCTTTATCTGAATATCCTGTTACCAACACGTTTGTTCCAGCCGGTAAAACTGGTCTCAAACTTTGATCGATTTCTTTAATTTCTACACCGGGAGATTGTATTGTTCTAGCCATATATTATTATTTATATTTTTCACGCTAAAAATTATACCAATTCTACCACTAATTGTGAAAATGCAAATTCAAAGGTAGTTTCAATCTCATTAGGTGTCCTATAATTATAACTAATATTACCTAAAGATACGGGAAACGCTCTGGTGTATACAAATTTTGCAGTATTTTTATCGTATTCATCCTTCGCATATAAAGTAAAATCTGTTTGATAAATTTTAGGCGGTGCTACTGAACGATCATAGTCATGGTCTCTGATTGGCACAGAAGGGGTATTTGCTATATCTTTATCATTAAAATTTGAACCTTTTTCATCATTTAGCATATCCAACCATTTATAAATTACCCAATAATTATTAAATTGATTATCAATAGTAAAATTTACTGTTACATTTTCATATATAGGTCTTGTATGTTTTGATACCTTCATTGATTGACCGCCATAATATAAATCCTCGTTAGGTACTGTAACAGATGGTATT